TACACGAGCCTTATCGTCGGCAGCGTCAGATGTGTATAAGAGACAGATACTATACTCTGTAAATACAGAGTATAGTAGTATAAGAATGTTAATCATTTTACACGAAAACGTGTATACGCTTTATTTTTGAGCAATTCTGAATCTGTAAAGTATATTTTATTCAAATTTTCATATTGACAAGTGTTCAATATCTGGTATATACTATCACCAGCAACAAAGCGAGGTGATGAAGTTGCAGAAAGCAGCAGAGCCATCTAAAAACGAATCTATGCGTATGGTTTCGTTCAGACTTAGCGAAGGGGATATCGAAAAAATCACATTTTGTGCTAACGCTCTGGATGGAACCAAGAGTGATGTTGTAAGAATGGGGATTGATCTAATCTTCAACGTTGCAGAACGCATAAAAAAATAAGCTATCAGCACCCACCTACCAAAGTTTAGCTGATAGCTTATCCGTTACAAAAAGAAGGTACTGCACCACCAAGGGGGCAGTCTCCCTTTTCTGAATCTATTATACCAAAAAGGGCTGCTCTCCGCAAGAGTTAGGAGCAAAAAACATGAACTTTCCAACGAAAACCGAAGAATTTCTGAAAACCCTCGCACACGGCAAAGAGCCGACCAGCGAGGACACGGAATACGCAGAAGCGCTGGGTAAGCTGTCCGAACTGAACTACCGGGCAGGGTACGAAGCGGGAGCAGCCAATAAGAACGGCAAAATCTGATGTCAACACTAGTGATCACAATATCTAGTGTATTTTTGATTGACATTCAGATATTTTACAGTTACACTTATTGCACAGCAAAACGAAAGGGGGTGAATGTGTATGAGTAGTCCTTACGCAGAGCGTTACGGTCACACCGTTACCATCAGCGTAACGGAGCGGCAGTTTGCAAGCTTGCAGGAATACTGCATCAAGAACCGGGTCTCCATCTCTTCTGCGTTCCGTGAAGCGTTCTTTACGCTGCATCCGATGGATTCCACCAATGAAAACGAAAAATGATACGTCCGCTGAAGTTTGGCGACAGAAGCGAACGTATCATCAAAACCACTGGAACAAGCTGTTCCAGCCTTATTATAGCAGGAATTGGCTTGTTCCGCAAGAACCATAGGAGTTTTTATGGAACAAAAGGTTAAATATGCTATCAATCTTATCAGCGAGAACGGACAGGTTGTCGTGTCCAGCCGTGAAGTAGCAGAACACTTTGGCAAGGAGCACAAAAACGTTATCCAGTCCATTGAAAATCTGGCGGCTGAAAATTCAGCCACCAAATCCATGTTCTACGAAACCACGTTTGAAAATCGTGGTAAACAGTATCCGATGTACCTTATGAACCGGGATGGGTTCAGTTTACTCACGTTTGGCTTTACTGGTAAGGAAGCCCTTGAATGGAAGCTCAAGTACATTGACGCTTTCAATCAGATGGAGCAAAAGCTCACCAGCCCGGAGCCGGAATCTACGGAAATGCTGTTGAGCCGCGCTCTGATCGCCGCCAACAGTGTTATCGATACGGAGCGCAAGAAGGTAAAGGTTCTGGAAGCAGAAAACGCCAAGATGAAGCCTGATTCCGACTACGCAAAAGCGATGCTGCTTTCCGATGAAAGCCTGACTACCACGCAGATTGCCATGAACTACGGCATGAGCGCACGAAAGCTGAACCAGATTCTTAGAGGGCTTGGCATCCAACATACTGTGAACAAACAGTGGATTCCTTACCAGAAGTATCTTGGCAACGGATACGTTGTCGGGCATCCGATCGAGCTGCCGAACGGCAAGACGAAAGAGGTCACCCGCTGGACAAGAGCCGGTCAGAAGTTCATTTATAGCAAGCTTAAAGAAGCGGGCTATCTGCCTGTCGGTGAGCAGATTAGAATGGAGACGTGCTGATGGACTACTCAGAAGAAATGTTTCGTCTACAAGCTGAGAATGAAGAGCACAAAGCCGTTTTGGAAAAAAGCCATGAAATCCTTAATCAGGCATTAGAAATCATCATGCCAGAGGATAAGCGGTCAAGAGAAGTTGTAAGTGTAGCGCTAGCAACGTCCGTACAACATTTTTGCGAGGACAGCTATTCAATGGGATACAATGATTGTTTGCTCGACATTCTCAGGGAAAAGGAAGAAGTCAGCGCTCCTATCATGTTTCCAACACTTAAATCGTAAATAGCCCATAAGAAAAGCCAGTGGTTAGAGAACATCTAGCCGCTGGCTTTTTGTGTTATGGGTCAATCTTGAATGGCAACCACTTCATAAGAGCTATAACCAGTAAATCCACTCAATGGATAAAGCTCAAACGATGCTGTTTGACCCGAAGCAAGGCTATCCATGATGTAAGTATACTCACCGCCAACAGGAACTTCATTGCCTTCGGTGTCTTTCATCTTGTAAAGGACAATAACCTTGACCGCATTGCTTGTAAACTGGCTGTTGTTCGTAACCTGTCCAGTGAATCGCAAATCATAGCCGGAACCACGTTTGGAAACGTTTGTAACAGCAAGTTCTCCAGCACGAACAATCTGATTGGCAGGGCTTGCTTCGTGAACGTTCCAGTTCTCTGCGCTTGTCGTGTATTCAATTCTTGCTGGCTTAACGCCATCGGAATCAAAAGCGATATAATCGCCATACCAATAAGAATCGCCCTCGCCAACCCAGTCCAGCGTTTCAGAATCGGTTTTTAAGACGGAACCATCTTCGCCGTATACCGTGACATTCAGCGAAACAAAATCGACCGCCCAATCGGTGTTAGGATTCTCAACCAATACAGCGTAGAACACATAGTATCTCGTTTTGCCGTATTCGTACTTGGTTTCAAGATGGCTATGGGATTCTTTGATTGTTATGGGTTGCACCTGTGTTGCATTGGTCTCTTCCAGCTCAATAGGAGCAGACCATTCATCAGGCTTTGCAGTTGCCATTGCGCTAATAGGCATAGCAAGCATCATAGCCGCTGCTAGAGCCGCCGCAATGATTCTCTTCCTCATTTTGATTCTTCCTTTCTTTGGCCAGAATTTTATATAACATTTGAAATACCATGTGCCATAAGATACACGCCAAAAACCAAAAGAGCGGCGCCGATAATGATGCCCCATATTGAAGCGGCGATCTTTTCGTTCTTTTCGCGTCTTTCTTTATTCTTGTCATTCTTTTGGTTCATTGCATATTCCTCCTTTGTGATACCACAAAGTGATTATAGCACAATCTAGGTTCCGAAAGGGGTCTTTTTGTATTTTTGGGAATTTTTGGAGACTTGCACAATCGGATGGGTTTTGATTTGTGAAGGTGGGGTGGGTCTTTTTTATTTTTTCGGTGGTGGCGAGACTGACCGGGCGGGGCAGGGCGGCGGCTGTATACCCCGCCGGGACCCCTGCCCACTCCAGCGCACCCGGACGGCTTGCACATCACAGGCAGCAGGGCAAGCCGTGTCAGATGCAAGGCAGACCACGCAAGGCAAGGCACACACGTCCGGACGCTGGACACGCTGCACCGGTCTGCTCCCGATACCAGACAAGCCGCGCCGGGACGATCGGACAGTGTGCGGGGCGCTGGACTGCCTGCGCAACGTGTCCGATAGGGCACGCCCAAACGGACAAAAAAATAAAAACGTATAAATACGTCATTATGTTGCGTGTGCAACTTGACAAAAACGTAAATATACGTTACAATATAGGCACAACGTAGATATACGTTACACCTACCAAATACCGTTACAAAACAGGAGGACAAAACCATGAAAAACAATAACATTCTTTTCCTTGAATGCCGCGGCTGCCCGTTCATGAAGGGCGACAAAATCGTAAAGCTTTCTGACGTTGGCAATTATCGCGTTGGAGTGTATAGCCATAGGATTGAAGCAAAAGACGGCAATAAGTACATTCTTGAGTTTGGCAGTTACGATAGAAAAGAAATCAAATACACCAACAGCCGAACCGGAAAGCCCTTGAAACATCCAAAGTGTGAAGTGGTGTTAGAAAATGCCCTGCACATTAGTACAGAATACGAAGCACTTGATTCAAAAAAAATCAGTTTAGCTTTTAGAAACTGCAAACTTGAAAAAGAGATCCACGACAAAAAAGAATATCTTTTCACAAAGTCCGATATCTTAAAAGTGGTAAACAGTATTAGCAAAAAACAATATAGCAAAATTGTGCTAGTATCAAACGAAAACATTATAAACGCCATTCCAGAAATTTATAAACTTGGTGGATATCGGGAAAAAAGCATTCTTGACAGCCTTGTTGAAGTAAAAACAGAGCAATACACAAAAGAATATCATGTATATACATTTATCGCTGAAAACGGCGACACGTTCGACTATGAAGCACTTAGCAAAAGAATAGTAGGGTAAAATGGAGGTTCTGAAAAATGATTACTTTGGATTTTTCGCAGTGGGCCGCCATCTGGTACGTGGGCGGCATGATCTCCGGCGCGCTTGTTATGATCGCATTTCTTAACAGCTGAGGGGGGCTAAAAAATGACGTTATTCGAAGAAAAAGTGAACGCATACCGCGAAAACAAGCGGTTAATTGAAGAGCTTGAAGCAATGAACGACGCTGTAAAGGCTGAAATTATTAACATGATGCACGGCGCGCCGGAGATGGTACAGGGCACTGCAAAAGTCATTTATAAGGACGTGCAAAGCGTCCGACTTGACAGCAAGCTTTTGCAGGCAGCGCACCCGGATATTTATGCGGAGTGCAGCAAAAAGACCGTTTACAAGCGTTTTAGCGTGGTATGAGGGGGCGCAAATTATGTTATATTATCGTATTCCGGCAAAGTTTGACGGGCGGGCGGTTGTGTCCGCTGGCGCCTATTGTGGCAAGGTCAAGCGGTATCTAATCGGCGGTGAGCTGTACACGGCTAAAGAGTGCGCCCGCTATGGTATCAGCACGGCAGGGCTTGAGCCTGTCACAATCTCACAGCGCCGCACCTTTACCAATTTCGGCGTTAGGATGGAGGTGCACGCATGATATTGTCTTGTATCTTGTTCTTCTTCTGGTTTTTCTCCGCGCTGTTTAAGGCGTCCAAATAAGAAGCATTCCACCCGGTCAGAAATGGCCGGGCTTTTCTTTTGCCTTGCATCCGCTGAGGGTGCAAGGCTTTTATTTTGCCCTGCTGCAATACAGACGCGTACAAGCGTTTACAGCGCGTTTTGCACCGTTCATGCAGTTATACCGCCCACGCCACAAAACAGCACACAAGGCTTTATAGGCACTTTTCCTTCTATTTGCCTTGTTTTGCCGCCGTTGTGTGGCGGGTGCATTTGCCTATACTGCACCGACCGCGCCACGCCGGACGCTGTGCGGGCCAGTACAGCCGCCCTATTATAATAAGGTATATATAAGGGTGCAGCGGTGCGCCCTTGTCGTGGATCCATGCAAGACGGTGTAGCATATCGCATACCATGCCAGCCCGGCGGGGTCATCCCGGCGGCTTGCGATCTGGCACCGGCCAGCAGTCACGGTGCACCGGCTGGCACGTTCTACCCGGCGGGGCAGTCCAGCGGCAGGAGCGCGGCGGGCGGCGCGGAACCATTGGCGGCTACCGCCGCAACTCTTTTCGGGCTTTCGCCCGATAGCCAATAAGGGCGAGCAATAGTCGTAGCGTTCCGGCTGGAATAGTCGTAACAGCTTCTGGAATAGTCGTAGCCAATAGTCGTAGTTTCTCCAATAAAATAGTCGTGGAATAGTCGTAAAGTCGTCAGACAACTAGCATTTGAAAGTCCTATATATAGTATAGCATCAAGCAGTTTGCCGATAGTCGTAGAGTAATAGTCGTAGCGTTTTCTTACAAGTCTTCGTCAAATAGTCGTGTATTTTTTGTGTGAAATAGTCGTTTGCCTTTTAGGAAAAGAGAGGTGCGATAGTTGCTAAGCCATCCGACCACCCCAAAAATCACTTCTCGTTCCAATTTCGCATAATATATTCCTCCGCTAGTTATATCCATTTCGTATAATAACCGTACTTATTATAATATACAGATATAGTTACTCCCGATAATCACGGATTATTTCGTATAGTAACTCGTACCAACCTATTCTGTCTGTTCCTGCTCGATTTAATTCCCAGCAATGCGCTATGGTATTCTAAACAATCCATAGCATTCTACTAGGAATAGCAATGCAACATTTCTACATATTTAACCGACCACAAAATAAAGTCAATTCTCCATCTTTGGAATAGTCGCATACCCTCCGCAAATACGAACCTGACGAAAGATGCTGGTCACGGTCTTCTCTTCTGGCTAACGGTATAGCTTTTGGAGATAGAGGGTTATAGGGGGAAAGAACCTTTACAAGCGATTGAACTCTGGTTCGCTATACTGCTGCTTTTCCTGTTCCTTGTCAATCCACATATCAGCAAAGGCCTTCCAGTTTGTTATAGGCTTTCCGTTCTTGGTCATCCAACCTGTTCTCTCATAGTAGTTCATAAACCTGCTGGCAAGCCTGTTCTCACATCCAGCATCCAAAAAATACTCGCTCACATCCTCGAAGTCCGGCGTGATGGCGTTCCCATCGGGCGGGTCGCCAGCTTTCTTAATAACTTTTTTTCTTTTCTTTTCTTCTATATTAAGGAGGTGAACGATTGTTCCCCTCACAGGTGAAGCATCGTTCCCCTCAGAGGTGAATGATTGTTCACCTCGCTTTTCGCTATTTGACGATTCTTTTGGCACTTTGACGTATATCTTATCGGGCTTGTTCTTCCCTTCACGTTTGCGCTCGATCAACCCGGCTTCTTCCAGCTCTTTCAGAGACTTCTTGACCCATCGTTCCGTGAATCCAGTATCGGTAGCAAGGTCTTTGATGGGATACACGATGTATACTCGTCCTAGTTGGTCAGCAAACTTTCCGCTTTTGCTTGCCCTCTGTGACGACCTTGCACGATTGAACAGGTAAACGTAGACAATTTTCTCTGTTGGACTAACGTCAATAGTCGAGAGGAATCGAGGGTAGACCATGTACCCATTGACCTTTGTGTCGGCTGTCATGTATTCCATTTTCTCCTCCTGCAATAGTCGTAGACCTCTACAATGCGCTCACAGCCCCGTAGAGCAGTGCCAGATTTGTTTTCTGTGTTCAGTCGATAAGTTTTTGCTATCTGACGCTAAAAGCGTTTGTAGAGCTTCTGTGCGCGTATATGCAAAAGGCTGCCATTGCTGACAGCCCATGCACTTAGATTCCGTATTCGCTTTCAATGTCTCAAGACCACGTTGGACGAATGAACCAGATAGGTCACGCCGTCAATCTTTACTTGCAGCTGGTCGCCCTCGTAATCGTCCCAACTATTCAGCTTGCCCTCAACAATCGTTCCATCAGGCATTTTCAGCTGTGCCCACGAGTAGCTATACGTCAGGTCTACCACCTGCTTGTTGCATCCAGTCATCAGCATAATGCCCGCCAGAGCGGATACACATACGGTCAAAATCTTTTTCATAGTCGTTCTCCTTTCGTTACATCCACACGCATTCTTTGAACTGCTGTGTTTCCATCTGGAACGTGATGTCCAATGACCCCACGTTGCCCTCTTTGTTTTTCTCAAGCGCAAAGTGATAGTGCTGCTCCGGCCGCTTTTTCGTGGTCACGTTCTGCGCTAGCAGGATGATTGCATCTGCGTCCTGCTCGATCTGTCCGCTTTCTCGAAGGTCTGCGGCGGTCGGTGGGATGCCCGCTCTTGCCGTTTCTCGATTGAGCTGTGCAAGTGCTACCACCAGCGTTCCTGTGGACTGTGCAAACTCATGCAGTGCCATGCTGATTTCCGTGACAGCGCTGTATCGATCTTTCGCTCTGGCCTGATGGATAAGCTGCAAATAGTCGATGAACACTACTTTGGCCTGCATTCTGATGGATTGCGTTCTAATCCACCCAACACTCTTACCAGCGGCAGAGCGGACGAACAGAGGATATTTCTTGATGGCTGCCAGCCGGTCAAGCTCGTCAATGCTGACGGTCTTGTTTTTGACCGTATGTAGCGGTACGCCTAACTGGTTTGCGATAATACGAGCATAAAGCGTGTCTGGGTCTGTTTCTAGGCTGAAATACGCCACCTTGCGCCCGTTCTTGGCTATTTCACAGGCAAGTTGCAGAGACAGAGCGGTCTTACCAGCAGACGGTCTGCCGCCGATCACAACGAAGTTGCCCGGCACAAGATGCAAGTTGTTGTCCAGCACTTTAAGTCCTGTGCTGATATACTCCGGCTTATCATCCAACTTGCGGATGTAATTGTCTATGCCATCGCACATCGGGATGAAATCGCTTCTCTCGTTGTGTAAATTGATAGCTTCGCCTAGCTGCTCATAAATGCCCGTCAGGTCTGCGTATCTGGTCGAGCCATCAACGATTTTGAACGCAAGTTCTCTGGCTCTGGACAATGCTGCCTGTTCCTTGACGATTCCAGCCCATCCAAGCATCATGTCGTGGGTGACGTTGCGGATGAACTCTGCGCCGAAGGCATCAAGGCATTCGCTCATTGCTTTCTTGCAGTTATCGTACCGCCCCATGACTTCTACCGGGTTCCACTTGTCGTTGTGTTCCCAATAGCCACGAATGGCAGCGAACGTATCATGCAGTTCAGGGCAGAAATCGTCGATTTTGAGGTCTTGCAACACATCGGCATACTCAGAAAACGTAAGTACTGCCCCAAGCAGGATGTATTGGGTCTGATTTTCAATATTCACCGCAGAAAGTCTCCCTCGTCAGGCGATTCAGCCATTGTCTGCTGGTAGCCACCGTTCCAGTCCTTCACGTTACGCATCCAATTCCGTGCAGCAGCTTTCCAGTCTTTCATAGGCGACTTGCCGACCTTCCAGCCATTTGCCGTGAAGTGGTCAACAAACCGCTCTGCTTCTGATTCCATGTAGCCCTTCTCGGAAAAGTATTCTCTGGCTTGCTCGACAGTCGGTGCTTTAAAGCGTTTTACTTCGTTGGTATTTTTCTTTTCACATTTTTCTTTTTTATCAGATTCAGATACAGAATCAGATACAGATAAGTTACCATTCGTATCAGTTGGTATGTTTGGTATACCATTTATACCATTCGTATCCTGTGATACCATTGGTATGCTTTCGTATTTTTTATCGTTCCAACGCTTGTTTATATTTTTCTTGTTTGCTTCTCGTCTACGCTTATCACGTTCTTCCATCTTCTGCACGTTCATATCATCGAACGCCTTAACGACTTTCCAGAGCATCCGCATAGCACGATCGTCGTCGTACGCTGGCTCAATCCCAGTCTCAACATACTGTGCATAGTTGCGGACGAATGCTCCAAATTCCTCGTCTGTCACCTCGTCCATCGCATGAACGTGTTCCAACAGAAGAATCATTGATGTTCTCGGCTTGTGTCCCTGCTCCATATTCAGTCCTCTTTGTAGCGTTTGTTCCATGCTTCGATAGCGTCTTTGCGTCCATCGTGGATAATTTCAATCTCTCCACTATCGTTCATTCTAAACTCGATTCGATACTCTCTATTGGGATTTGTGAAACCACATTTATTGCATCGGATGTTAAATTCGTATCCTTTTATAAGGCTTCTTGAAAAATCCTTCTTTATGGAAAACACGGCTTCCCCACCGCAAAACGGGCATCTCTTGAGTTCCGTCATTTTCTGAACCCCTCTCTCGTTCTCACAATTCGTTTGCAGCATTCATGTAGCTTTGCGCCTTTACGGTATACAGGCCGATTGTGCTTCTGCTTGATGTAACCGCACTGCGTTTCGGACTGTCTGATCGCATTTGCAAGCTGTTCAAGTGATGTAGCACATTGGTTCATCGCTTCTGTTAATGCTTCAAATCCATCCATATTCAGTCCTCCTTTGGCGGTTCGGGCATAGGCATCCAATGGGTGACATTTTCAAAAGACCCGCATTCCCTTGCTTCACACCAATAGCCGCTAGAGCAAAAAAATGCAACCCAAATCCCAGCCTTTTTATCGTAAGCAAGAACATAATCGCTCATGTAATCGTCCTTCGGAACATCAGGAAGTCTATCTTCAACACTAATCCATTGGCTCATGTTCTCACCTCATACCATCGGAAACGCCATCCAATGCGTCACCGTTGCATCTTTTGGCAGTCTCTCGCCTATCTCATCCCAAAACTGACCGTCTGCGTAACAGCCAAGAAAGTACGCTGTCGGCGAGATTCCTTGCAACATTTTTCCATCTCTATCACGCCACGTTGTCTTAGTAGCAAGCAACAAAGGTTGCGTACGCTCTCGTGGCTGTTCGCTTGCCGGATGCCAGAGTGTGTTACTCATAACCTGTTCTCCATCAAAGAACCACAATTCGGGCAATAGTTGTAGCGGTCTCGGTTGTTTCTCGCATGGCAATTACTGCACATGAACCTTGTCTTATCTTCGTCTTGCGCAATCCATTTAGCGGTACGCTCTAAGGCTGTTGGCGCATCTTCCACAACGTCAATGGCATCGCCAATACCGCAAGCTCTGCATCTAAGTCCATTGTAGTTCTCGCAGCCATCGCAATAAGCTTTCTGGATTCTTTCAATAAGTGTGTTTCGTTCAAGGTATTCTGGATAATTAGCCATTGTCTTTCACCTCGATTGTTGGCGCATTTTCAATAGCTGTTATTACGTCTTCGAGCACATCGAACATCAAGGCGTTGAATGTGTAATCAGCTTCATCCACGCTTACATACTCCATCTGCCTATCAGAAAAATAACGTTTAAGTACATTTGCATCAATCGGTCTGGTCTCCATCGACCTTTCTCCTTTCAATCTCCGTCCCATACGCCGTCAGGGCGCATCTTCGCAAACGCCAGCAGGCCATACAGGGCGCGTTTGGCGTTGCCCTCTGTGGCGTTCCAGTAGTCGCTATCGTCCACATCGTCACCTAGTGCAGAAATAGCCTTTTCAAGCATCGGGATGCTCTCTGCGCCTGTTTTGCCATAGATGGAGCGGATGCCGCCCTCGCCAAACACTTCCGGGCGATAATAGAAGTGGCCGTAATTATAGGTGACGTTAAGCAACAGTTCTTTTGTACCGCCCATAGCGCGCATACCACCTGCGATAAAATGCGTACTATCCGCTTTGAGCGGTTCGTGCGTTACTGGGTCGCACAGTGAAATATCATAGCTCATATTCGTCCAGCTCCTTTTTGATTTGCTGGCGTTCAATCTGCTTCAATCTTGCCTTTGCCAGCTTGCGGTTGTCAGCCTTGCGAATAGCCCAGTTGTTGCGGTGGTTTGCCCACGCTGCAAAATAGTGACTGTATTCGCTTTGGTCGTACCAGCCCTTACCAATAAGCCCTTTATAGGTCTGCTGCGTTTCATCTTTCTTCTCCCATTCCTTGCATCCACGTTCGTCCCACACGAAGTCTGCAACGTGTTCTGATTGATCGTTCACACACACGCCCTCCGGCTCTGCGTACCATTTGCAAGAGCCACAGGACGGCTCAGATTTGTTCTTACAGGATTCTGCTGTGCATCGGATGGCCTTGCCAGCGGAGAACTGCTTGATTCCCATGCAAGAGCAATGTTCGGTGGTGCAGTAGGTCATTCTTGCTTTCTCCATCCAATAAAATCACACAATCCAATTGTTTCAGGGTCACAACGATGCGTATATTTAACGGTTGGCAAATCGAACCCTGTAAGGTTGTTGCAAACAGTATTCGAGCTAAAAAGTTCGTCAAAGGTATTATCATAGATTTTTGCGCTCTCGGCGTTGTAGATAACCATACCACATTGCTTGCAACGCCAAACGGAACATCTTTTCATTCTTCCACCTCCCATCCTATCAGCTCACAAACACCAATTCTGTTATTCTGACAGTTGTGAATCCAAAAGCTTTCAAACGCAAACAGCATAATGCTTTCTGCTGACAAAACGCGCTTAAGTTGTCCAGTTCTAAGCACTTCAATGTCCTTTGCAATGATTTCTTGACCGCACCGCTTGCATCGGTAGATTCTGTAATCCTTCATCTTCTCTGCCCTCTCTTTCCCCTATTGAACCGCCCGATCACTCGCTTATACTCCGCGTAGCACTCCGGGCACAGGTCGCCTGTGTCCCTGCGCCACGCCCAGCCTGTGAACAGCTCGTTTTCGTCATACTTCCAGCCCTCCAGCTTGAACCCGCATCGGTCACATACTCGCTTATGGTAGATTCCTCTGTCAGTCTGCATTAGTTATCCTCCCCATCCAACCTGTTTACGCAATTTTCCTTCTGACATTCATTGCAATTTCCGCAACACTCAAAAGAAAAATGCGTGATTTTTTGTGATTTATATTGACGGAGTAAATACTTATATTGGTTGTAGCAGTAAGGACAAACAAGCATTCCGTCAACATTTCCCCATCCGGCTGCTTCTTCGAATTTTTCCCAGTGACTAAATCCGCCGTCCATATCGCCAGTTTTCAAAAGTTTTACGAAATGCGTCATTCCGCATCTGTCGCATTTGCAAAGTTGTCCATTTGTTCTCATTTCATTCGTCCTCCCCAACATCCTTGAACAAGATTTCTTTGTTGGCTTTCCAGTCTTTGATTTTGCACGGAATGTCCGTGCCGGGCACGGTCTTTTTCAGCCCATCCATCTGCCAAACATTCCATGAGATGGTGTCTGCGATGCAATCAAGAAAAATGGGCATGAAGCCGATTTCCAGCTTTTCAGCATCAAACCGATACCTAAAATTCTCGATCAGCGTCAGGAACAGGTTGCACCTTGCCAGCAAGAGATTGTCCCCTTGCCATTCATAGCCGTATGTCGATGCGTAGGCACTGATTGCCCAGCACATCCACATATCGTAGTCATGAAACTGCTCTGCCAGAACATTCAGTTTCCTGTCCAGCAGACCGATTCTGTCCGGCACGGCAATCATTTGCCCTGTTGTGGTATCGTATCGACTTGTCAGGAACGGTGCTTCTCCACAGGTGACTTCAAGACAGGTCTTGTTGATGTACTCCTTCCAGTCCTCGCCTTTCAGGTCGTTTTCGGCAACGTCTGCCATCTTCTTGCAAACCCAAGTCGGCGTAAACACCTCTGCTTTCTTGCTGGTACGCTTCTTCTGGTCTGCAAGCCGTTTCTGCACACGAGGGACAAGCTGAACTTTGTCCAACTGTTCCAGTGTGATTTCATCTGCAAAGCCCACACCCAGTTCAGGCGGAGGGTCTGTCGCCCAGATGATGTTCTTACCTGTCGTGTGGTCTTGCAAGAGGACAGGCAAGAACGTGCGTAGGCGGTGGTCGGAGAAGTCAATCAAAGTTTCCATTGGTCAGCCCTCACCATGATTTTGTTTTTCTCTTTCAGCCAATCCTTGACGCAATGAAAGCAATGCTCCCGGTTCTGGCAACGCTCCGGGTCACGATGTTTGATAAGCTCGCAGATGCCCCGTGTAAAGTTTTCTGTAATATCTTCGTCCGTCATGGAGCGGATAAAATCTCCGTTAGTCATGTTCCCCCACCTCTCTGTACTCCACGTCAATCCCCTTAGGTAAAGCCGTCTGGTACTTCTGAGCCAACTGCTCTGCGCTCTGAGCATCGCCCAACGGTTGTTCAGGCGGCGCAACGGTGACTTCCACGTTGTCACGCATACCAAAATAGTTCTTGGCTCGGAAAATCCACTCTGCCGGGTTCTCCTGACCATACATACCGTTGTATGCCCACATGGACTGCATTTGCAGAATCAGCTTCAGTATGTACTTCTGCTGCAAGCTGTCGTCACGGCGTTTGCCCGCCATAATCTGCTTCAGGCTCACCCATTCGATGCCCAGAACCAGTGCAATCCATTCCACCACAGGGGAGATTCTAGCTTCGATGCAAGCGTCAAAAAAGAAATCAAGGCGCTGCTGCACTTCAATCGGATTGTTCATGTCCACGCTCGGAAGATCTCCAAAATACTTGGCCGCAATCATTCCGATGACCTTCTTGTCCTCTTCATTGCCGATTCTCGACTGCAAATCGCCCGTATTCAGCATTTTAGACCTCGTGATTGCTAACTCCTGTTGTTCTTTCACCTTTTTACTCACCTGTGAGCGGATAGATTTCCGCTTGTTAAGCATCTGTTGTTTCTTTTTCTCACGCTCTTTCTCACGCTTCGCAGCGGCTTCTTCTTTCGCCTTTTGCGCCCGCTTCTCACGCTTTTTCTTTTCAGCTTCGGTCAGCGGCGGTCTGCCACGACCGCGCTTCGGGGGTGTTGCCATGTATCAGACCTCCTTTGGCAGTTCAGGAAGGGGCATCCAATGCGTAACGCTCCATGTTTTTGACGATAAATAAGAGCGGCGTTTCCAAATGTTCGTTTCTACATCGTAAAACGCCCTATCAGCAAATCTAACAGAAAGCCCTTGAACGACAACTAAATATGCGCCAGATTTTTCTGGTGTTCTGCTATCAACCGCAATCCAGTCTTTCATTCTTACTCCTTGCCCGGAGCACAAGGCAATGGTGTCCAGTGTGTAATTTCTACGTTATACGGTCTATCGTCCAACGCAAATCCGGCATCATCTACCCATCCACTGGCGCACATAAAAGCTCTTCTGCATACTTCAACATTTTCTTCGTTTGTAAAAACCATGTTCTCGTTTACCGTGTTTTTCTCAAAGACGAGAACCCTAACACCGATTTCCGGCAATCGGTCGTGTATGCTAATCCATTCATTCATAATCATGTTCTCACCTCTTCATCTTCGTTTCGATGCTGTCCAGCTTCCGTGCAATCCACCAGACGGAACAGCAGTTGTCCAACTGCCGCCACCAAGCGCACTTCTCTTTCTCGCAGATGCACCGACCAAGCGGATTGCTGGTTAGCTTCATCGGGCAGTAAAGTTCGTTGTCCATTAGTACTCCTTTTCGATATGAACCCTTGCAATGCCGACCATTGTATCATCATGGCATTCCATAATCCTACCGTGACGGAGCGACACACAGTTATATGTAGTGCCACCGTAAAAGCCGGAATTGTCAGTAACCTCGCTTGTCTTCATAAGAAGTTCGTCGTTGTAGTAAAACGGCTCTCCTTCTTTTAGCGAATCAAAACGAACTCTCTTCTTGCTATGCTCTCCACGAATTTCCATACTTACCTCCACCCCATCGCAACTGCCGTGCAAACGACCAGACACACGTTGATAAACAGCCAGACAAGCACTGCCTGCCGTTCCTCAAACAGGCTGTTCGCCATGTTCATGATTGCCCGTTCGGACTGAACTACTGCTGCCAGCAGGACTAAGCAGACCAGCCAGCGAGTTGCAAATTCAAACATTGTTAGCTCCACCTTTCTCTCAACTCTTTTTCGACCTGTTCTGACTTTGCGGTGATGTAATCCGCAAACTCGTCAGGTGTCATGTCCTCGTTTTTGAACTGCCCTACCATCTCCCAGTATCTGTCACCAATGCGGATGATTTTCTGTACCTGTTCATCTGTCAGGTCTGCATCGCACCGAAGGTTCTGAATCAGTGCACCCCATGTGGCAGCAATACCATCCAAAGCCATGCGGAAGCCGTACAACTGATTTTGCCGTGCGATTTTACGAAGGTTGGCTGACATCGCCTGTTTGCCGCTTAATGGGCGGTTTCCATGCTTATTCATCTGACTGCCCCTTATCCTGAAGGCGATGGAGCCAGCGGGCTTCTTTTTCATCTTCGATTTTGATAACCTTTTCCATGTACCTGTTATAAATCAAGATTCCGTCTCTTTCGGCGGACTTACCAAACATGGTTAGGCAGACAAAAACATCCGCCATTTCTTCTTGTATATTTTCTAAACATTCCTCAACGCTCTTCGGTGTCGGGTTCGTACCATCCAGCGCCCGGCGCAGCTTCAACGCAGCCTGTGCCAACTCAGATGCTTCTTCTGCCAACTGCGCCAAGATTTCCGTCTTGGGCAGAATGTCTGAAACTTTTTTACTCACTTTTTTCTCCTTTCAGCCAGTCGTTCAGCTTTGCCATGCAAGAGGGGCAAAGAAACGGTTCATCATAGCAATCGCAACTCCAGTAGTCCCATGCGTCATGCACGTTCTTGTCAACCAGAATCACGGCATTTGGCTTATGCCTACCCATCTCATCGGGCGGTTCAGGATTAAACACTTCACCGCAGCGGTCACATTTCATGCTCATGTTCTTTCTCCAATCTCTTTAGTAGCCCATCCACGTCATACCGCCAATGGACACGCAGCTTTTTTGCTTTGACCTCTATCCCCTCTTGTTCTGCCCACTGCCAAGGGATGCTCTTGCGGCTCTCGTTGTAACGGAACGCTAGAACCTTGCTGGCAGGGATTGCGAAGGTTCGGTTGACCACTCTGTAATTGACTATCACATGGGCGGTCTGACCGCCGTACCCCATTGCTTCCACCATATCAGTGATGTGCTTTTCCTTGCGGTACTTGCACTTCGCCTTGTCGTACTTGCCGAACACCTTTTCCAGAGGGATAGAAGGCGTTTCAATAGTTTTCAGCTCGAACAGGTGGTTCATCGGGTATCGGTATACAAGGAAGTCGCAGATGTTGTCGATGGAAAACGACAGGCTCTCGTTGCCGCCGTAGTAGGTGGCAGCACTGTCTTTTAGGCGGTAGCACCACGCATCGGACGGGACGGATGCTTTGAAGTCTGCTTCAAACTGCTTGCCGGTGTTCATTCGTTGTCTCCCGGAATTTTAGGAATCAGCATCCAGAACTTGACTGTTTTTCTATTGCCAACCCACTTTCCGTTTGAAAACTTGCTTTTTCCAATCAGATTTTTCCATTTCAAAAGATCGTAAACAGCAAGATAAATTCCATCTTCTTTCGGTTGTTTGTCCTTTACACTTGTCCACGCAGTTGATGGAGCGTTTTCAAGCTGTTCGGCAAGTGCCAAAACAAGGTCAGCAGCGCCGTCAAGGGCAACTCCTTTATCGTATTCAGAGTAAATCCCGCTGTTCATAAGCGTTTTAGCTTCGGCTTTTTTACCGTTCCCGCTTTTCTTCCACGCTTCAATAAACGGCTCTACGTCAACAAGTCTCATCCTCGTTCACCTCTAAATTCACTTCCGAGAAACCGCTTCTTGCCTTTTTCCCGGTGCTTGTCCTCATAATCGCGGTGGTACACGCTCTGGCTGTGGTTCAGCTCATACACGAACGCCTTGCGTTCCTCGAAGTCTTTCTTCTCTGCCTTGTACTTCTCGCAAGTGTCGTGGCAGGCTTGGTGGCGCGATGTGCAGTTTAGACAGCAGGTAATCATCTTTCCAAACGCCCGTCCAGCCAGATAGCACAGCTCTTATATAAGGTAGGCGGTCAAGACGAAGGAACTTCTTCGCAGATGGTTTCGAGTTCTTCAACATCTGCTGGCTCAAAAACAAGAGATGCGCCTTCGCATTCATATTTCTTTGCTTCCCAGTCCACTTTGAATTTTTCAAAATCGTTCTTGTATCGAGGGAACGGATGCGTTTGCTCTGCGTAATAAACGCCCATCATAACTTTTTCATCATCTTCTGGCTTCCAGCTTTCGAGATGATAACTTTCGTGGTTGTCATACTCCCAAAGGGACAGTTCAACAATCAATCCAGAAAAAGCATCGTACATCTGTTGGAGACTTTCAAAATCCCGATAAACCAGCCCTTGCCCCTTGTGGGATTCTTTGATTTGTTCGATGCTTTTCCCGCCAGTTTTCAGGCGGCATCGAACTACTTTCGGACGGTAAAACATAGCGTTCCTTTCTCGTCTTTTGTTCCGGTAACGTAACCGTTAGTTAAAAGGGAGCGAACCGTCGTCCTCAATCACGGAGAAGTCATCGTTCCCGCCCTGCGAGTAGCCGGAGCCAGACCCGCCAGCCAGCATTTTCTTCGGTCTGACCTCATAATCGCCGGAGCGAATCTTGTCCACGCTGGTGAAGCGGTCAACAACGAGCTTGGTCTTGATGTTCCCATCGTTGCCCATGTACTCTTCCTCACGGAGAACCACGCCGACCAGCTTGCCACGCAGGGTCTTTTCATCGTTGTTAAACTTGTAACCGGGATTGGACTGCTCCACAGCAGTGATGAAGCCCTTGAAGAACGGAAGCGCTTTTTCTTTGTAGCTCTTGATGGTCTTGCCCCCCCATGCCCATTCGCCCGAATTCAGTTTGCCACGCTCGATAAGGGAAGCTGTCTGCTCACGCCAGTAACCCTTGAACTCGCCCTCTGCGACTTCCCACTCGATGTTCAGGCGCTCCTTTGCAGGTTCGTCCGTTGCCTTGCAGATACCGGCAACGTAGCCGCCAACAGGCAGGTCACGGCGTTCGGTGGCTTCCTGTACGTCATTCCAGTTAATGTTCTTCATCTGTTACTCTCCTTTGTTTTCCGGCTGAACCGGGATGTTGTAATACTCACGGATGGTCTTGTCTACTGCGGCGAGGTCGTTCTCGATCAGCGCATCGTTGAACATCCCAAGAGGGGTTTTCACGGTGTCCATCCCATCATTGCGAGTGCTGAACAGGTATCGTCCATCCTGCACAACGGTTTTCAGAACGATGGTGAAGTACCCTTCCACGCAGACCTTCTCGTCTAGCATTTTCCCAACAGTCTTGAATTTTTCTCCACCGTTTTCTCCACATTCGCTGTGCCCGAAAAAGTAGACCACTACATCGTCCGGCAATTCCTTCGCCCGCATCAGCAAGGTGTTGAAGTTGGCTGCCATTTCGGTAAACTTCTGGTATCCAGTGACCTTTGCGTTCCGCATGAACTCGCCTGTCATAAGATAGGTGGCATCGTCAATGACGATAGACTTGCGCTTGGTGCTGTGGATTGCGGCATCAATCTTGCCGTAGTCGTTGGTGATATAGGTTTTCATGTTGCTACGGAACGGCAGCGGCTTGCCAAGCACGTTGATAACCGCCACCTGTTCCGGGTCAAAATTTCGAAGCGAAGCGGACTTACCGCTGCCGGAGTGACCGTAGACCATTACTAATACTGCCATCAGTTGTTCTCCTTTCTCGCTTCTTTCCTCGCTTTACGGCAAGCCGGGCAACGCTTAGGCAATGCCATGTTATGTGATTCAAAGAAAATGCGCTCTGCACGAGAAATCTCAAATGCTTTGCCGCAATCACGGCACGTTTTCTTGATGCTTGTGTTCTCGTCCCACGAAGCCATTCTTGCGGCATCTTCGACAGCAAACGCTTCATTTAATCCGTCATAAAGGCTCCTAACAAGCGTATGCTGCGGTGCGTGACCGTTCTTGCGGAGCGTTTCCTCCAAATTGTTCCTTTTGCAACTTGTGCAAAGAGTTTCCATGCTGTTTGGGAACACCGAAAAAGGCTTATTGCATTTTTCGCAGTGCTTAATTTCTTTCTTATATTTGCCCATTTTCTTTCCTTTCTTCGGCTTCATTAGGCTTCATTGTTCTTACTTTGGCTTAACTTGGCTGTACAAAAGTCAACCAGCCATCAGTTCTGCCAACTGTGCGCGGAGGTCTTTCAGCTCCGCTTCCCTGTCGTCAATTTCAGACTGCAAGTCCTCAATTTCAGCCAGACGGTCTGCTTCTCTGGCTTCTGCTTCCTGCTCACGGGTCAGGAAGTACACGCCGTCCTCCGGCTCTGTCACGCCACCGAATCTGTCAAGGTTAATCATCTTTTGGTCTCCCTCTCTTGCGTTCCTCTTTGATTTGCAACGCACTGTACCACTGGTCTTTGTCAATTTCGATGGTAGACCACCGGTGATTACAGGCAATGCACTTCTTGCGGCGAACAATGCTGTCATGGTCTGACCGGCTGTCAATCGTTGTAATGTTGTCGCTACCGCACACTGGACATTTCACCGCACATCCCTCCACTTGTTAGTATGAGCGGGAATGCGGTTCAGCTTCCCCATCCGTTCGTTATCTTCATGCTCTTTTTCCGCGCTCACTCCAAGCGCGCACAAAACCAGAGCGGTAGCTAGTAATATCAGCGAAACAAATGCCCATCCAAGCATCTGTACTGTACTCTCGCATCCATTTATTGTATCGCCACAGCTAACGGCTACGATTGCGGCGACGATACCAAGTATGGTAAGCACGTTTCCTTTTACGGTTTTCATTTTGTCCCTTCTTTCAGAATGATATCGAATAAAAATGGTTTGCTTGCATCGATCACGACTATTGCATTTAGCACTTCGGCTATTTTCGCAAGCGTGTCAGCTTTAACACCCGTCTTGTACGGAGCTTTATTCGGGCTTGTAATGTTGTATATCGTTGGGGCTGACACTCCGCTTCTGCGGATAAGCTCCGACGCCTTCATATCACGTTCTTCAAGAGCGGCTTCCAGCGTCATGCCTTTTCCTCTGTGTCCTTTGGTTCTCTGCGTCTAAAAATCCAACCGGTTGTCATCAAAGCTCCAACACCTATGATGTACCATGTCGCCTTAGCTCCGACTAAAAGCTCGATGTGATGCACCAGCCAGAAGTTCAGCAAAAACACTGCGAGAATAAACGCTAAGACAATGCCCCAGATCAGGGCGATTTCCACGAAAATTTTCATCTTTATCCTTTCTTCGAATGCGTTCCAGCCGTTTATTATCACGGCTGTGCCAGCGGATTTCACGCTTGCCATAATATTTACCATTCATAAGTCAGTTCTCCTGTCGCGAGCATCCTCGACACTTCGCCGTAATGCTTGCCCAGCTTATCTGCAAGAGCTTGAACCTGCCCTATGGATGGAATCTTTTTTTTCCAGTGCTTTCTCGTTTAAGGCTCGTTCTCTTCGTATGCTCTGATGTTCCGCAATACTTGCAAAGGCTGCATCTTTCGCGCAATCTTTGTGGTACTTTTGTGCCGCAGACATTTTAATCATTGGCTTACCGCACCATTGGCACACGGTTTTTACTGGAGTGAACCCACGTCCTGAACTCAATGCTTTACGTCTCGCGCGCTTTTGCTCGCACGAGACATCTCTTTTACATTGTGTGCAATATTTTTTGCGTGGGTTTACCCTACCCAAAAAAGCTCCGCAGCGCTCGCAATATTTAATCTCCATCTTCATTCGGTTTACCTGCCTTTTTGGCTTCCCGATTGTGACGTTCAAAGCACTGATTGATAAATTTCTCCATCCACAATACCTTGTTGGCATCGTTTCTTGACACGCCCGCTGCCATCGCCAGTTTCAACCGCCGCTTACGGCTAGGTGCTTTGTAAAAGTACGTCACCAGCACTCACCAGCCTTATCTGTGATGAACTTCGGAACTTCCTTGCCTGTTGCAATGCACAGCGCAACTAGCTTTTCGACCCAGATGTCAAACAGGCTTTCTTTTGGCATATAGCACTGACCAACGCAGGGTTCCTTAAAACTCGTCCAGATCGTCAGGCCGACAGCGCCATCCGTGACCGTCCATATCATACTGTAGCCTTCATTGCACAGGTTGTACAAAATGTCTCGCGCTCTGCTTTTGGCTTCGTTGATTTCAAAGGCATCCCAGCGTTTTTTGCTTTCCTCGTAGGCCTTTATCGCCTCGTCAATGGCGTGGTGCGCTTCGTCTGGGTGTTCAAGGTCTACATTTAAGGTGATGATCTGTTCCATACCACTCATTTCCCCTCTCTTTCTTTCAACAGCTCTTCCAGAGCTTCTTTCACTTTAGCTTCTGCATTTTTAGGCTCACGCTTACCGTTCAGGATTTTCCCCAAGTATTCCGGTGCGCATCCCATTTTTGCAGCAAGCTCTCTGATTTCGATGCTGTTAACGTGAAGCGTTCCCACAACATCGCCTGTCCACTTAGGAAGCAAATTTTTTCTCCTTTCTTGTTCTAGTACTTGAACTTTTTGAAAGAATATGATAATATTATGGTGTCAAGCAAAAACATTATCGAACGTTCTTCTATTTGTTCAAAGTCTTTAATTTGTTCTACCGATTGAACCCGGTAGTCTTATTAAAGCACAAGTAGTAGAACTTTTCAAGTGTTTTTGTTCAAGTGGTAGAACTTTGTTATCTTGTACAAACACTGGAGGTATGTTTTGTGTTTTTTGACAATTTCGTAAGGCTATGCGAACAAAAGGGAGTAAAGCCGTCTCGTGCTTTGACTGAAGCTGGCGTTCCGAAATCTGCTTATAGCTATTGGAGAACCGAAGCAAATGCAGGAAACGATGCAAAGCCGACCAATCAAAATGCCGTTAAGCTAGCACAGTATTTCGATGTTACGGTTGACTATCTTCTTACTGGCAACCAAAAAGAAAACCCGCCCCAGCAGCCGCAAAGTGAAGCCGATGCAGCATTGGAGCGGATTAGAAGAAAACTTGAATCCATGCCGAAGGAACAGCGTGAGGCGCTGATGAACCTGATCGAAAAGATGTAACGGTCATGCCCGGTAAAATAAAAGAATCCCTTGTGCCGGGCTGGTATAGCTCTGCGCAAGGGATTTTCTGTTACTCTAGGTCTAGGGCTTGCTCTGCTGCCGGAATCTTTTCCGGGTGTTCCAGCAGCCATGCAATAAATCGGTCAATCTTGGCTCTTTCCTGTTCACTCATTGTGGCATATCCTCCCGATCGGTAAGTGCAGATGTTCATTTGATACGATTATACACCTTCTAGTTGTCAAGTCAATGTATTTTGAACAACTTCGTAAAAATCGAACATTTTCTTCACATCCATTACTTCACATCGGGGAAGCCGCGAGTGTTCAAATCAAAAGGGGCAGCGCCTATCCATCTTTCCTCCAATCACAGCTCTACGAGCTGTCCGTCAATGCGTTCGATGTTGTCTGCCGGGTCGCGTCCATCGTCTAAGGCGGCTACGGCACGTTCCAGAACGTTTTTTGCTTCTTCATAAGCAAACTTATCTGCATTGTTGTTTGCAAGGTTGTAGACCAGTTTTAAAGCGGTCTGGCGGGCATAGGGAATGAGCATGGTGTCAATCTGGTTCATACACTAACCCTCCCACGGTTTCGGCGTTTTGTTTTCGTTCGGTTCAGATGCGGGCATTCCGTCGATGATAATCATATTGTTACTTCCTGTTTTGATTGTTTTTTCGATGGTACAGTTATAACACAGGCTGCTGTTGGTTCTCCATAGCAGCTTTTTCCATTTTTTGGCTTGTCGAATCCAGCAGTTTTGCCGGATTTTGTTGAAAGGGTGAGAATTTATGGACGAATATTTGGTAAGAACAGCCAAAGCATTAGAGATAGCTCGAATGCGTTCCGGCTTGAGCCAGCAGAAGTTGGCGGCACGAATGGGCGTAAATCGTGGCACGGTCGCCAACTGGGAGCAAGGTCTGGCAGCCATCTCCCTTCCGATGGCTATGCGCTGGTTCACCTGCTGCGGCGTATCGGCGGCTCGATACATAGACGCTTGCATTCATCCGGGGCTCCTTGAGCACCTTGAGGATGACCTTTCCGATATGAGAAAACGTCAGATTCTCATAGATGCTATGATGGAGTGCTCCTCCTATGAGATAGATGCCTTGCTGTACATCCGGTACGGAGATCACGGTTCAGACCATATCGGCGTGCTGACGGAGATTCTGGCAAACCTCCACACGCCGTTGAAGGACAGGGTCGCTGTTTGCCGGATGGTGTCTGGTAGCTATGAGATGGCGCAGGCTACTGGAACAGATCCAGACCCGAACGGAACCGCCCCAAAGATGGAGATTCTATATCAGGCACAAGATGCTGGAACGGAAGCTGCCATGAAGTCCAACGATTCCTATACCGTGAATCCAAATAATATAAGCGGCTGATTGTCGAATTATCGAAGTTTTTACGGTATATAGGGGGACGTGCTCCACTTTATGTACACAATAGGCCTGTTATAAATATGGCTTTGGGTTGTCATTTTGTCCCCCATAGGCTCGTAAATGGCAGATTTTCAAGGATGTAATTAACGAGTTTGCGTGAAATTTTCGTTCATCAGAGCGTGACTTGTCTATTCGTCCCCTATTGGTGTGATTGCACTCCATTTTCTGTACACGATAGAACCGTCAGGTAGATTATAGGGCTTGATGGACGTTTCTTATTCAGCAAAAGAAGTTGTCGTTTTCCACAATCTTCCCATTAAAGAGAAGAAATTGTTGAAAATGTATCGTCGTCACTATTTGATGATGATTATTTATCTCTTGTTTATTTCTTGTTTATATATATAGTAAGAACGTGTACAAAAAGTGGAGCATTGTGCACATAAAGTGGAGGAACGTGTACAAGAAGTGGAGGGTATCGTGTACAAAAAGTGGAGTATCGTGTACAGGATGTGGAAGTCAATTGTTGAAAAAATAATTGTGTACAAAATCATTGACGTGTACACGATACAGCGGTATAATAGGGTAGAAGAAATGAGGTGATGCAATGCCAGAATTGACAGGAAACAACCTTGTCGAAAAGAGCAAGGCATTGGTTTGGGCGAAGTTTACGGACTACACAGCAGGCGAGCTTCGGCTGCTTGAGGTCTATCTGAGCCGTATCAATCCGAGAGACCCCGAAAGCTCTAACGTGTCGTTTACGCTGGCTGAATATTGCAAGCTGCTGGATTTGAAGCTAAATTCAAAGAACTTGAAGTCGCAGGTTAAGCACTTTTTGGGCAACGTGGTTTCAGTACCGCTGAATGCAGATGGAACAGAATATGTGATGTATCCGCTGTTCACAAAGGCAGAGGTCAAGTTCAATCGAGAATCCTTGTCCTATGACGTTTCAATCAACTGTAATCCTGACTTGCGGCCTGTGTTTTTCGACATTGCAAGAAGCGGCTACGTCAAATACCGTCTGCGCTATACGATTGGGATGAAGCAGCAAGCATCTATTCTGATGTACAGCATGATTCGGGATTGGATGAATCGCTCTCTAACATCGAACAAGATTGGTTTGAAGCAGCTGCGTGACCACTTGGGGGCAAACGATGCAAGTTATGACGACTTCCGGGCTTTACGCCGCAGAGTTCTTGAACCAGCAGTGGAAGAGATCAGCAATGTTTCAGACATTGTCGTTGACTTTGAGAAGATTTGCACAGGGCGAAAGGTCGTAGCGGTCGAGTTTCGATTCGGGTACAAATCCAAGCAGCCCGTCATAGATGCCGATTCTAGCGAGGTTGATTGTGAAGCGGATAATTCCAAGCCGGAAATCAAAAAAGCCACAAGAAAGCCCCGCACAAGCGGATACGAAGGGTACGACTGGTCTGTGTGCGATGCTCTATCCGTTCAAGAGTGCATCGCGGTTGCAAAGGTTGTCGAGGTAAAGATGATGGAAGAACACCCATCTATCAAGCTGCCGAAGCGGAGAGATGCGGTCTATGATATCGTAAAGGCTGCGTGTGCGGATATTCTTTCAATCAACCGTGACCCTTGGCCTGACCATCCGAAGCGGTATCTGATTGGTAGCTTGAAGAAAGACGGCGCGATTGAAGAGTATCTTCCGGCATTTTATGAGATTGACGCACTGCAAAATTAATCAGACATAGAAAATAAAAGAAAGAGTGATAAAATGGCAAAAATCATAGCTGTCGCTAATCAGAAGGGCGGCACAGGAAAGACTACCACAAGCACCTGTCTGGCCGGTGCGTTGCAGTTGCTTGGCAAGAAAGTCCTGCTGGTGGACTGCGATGCCCAGTGTAATGCAACGGACACCTACGGTGCACAGACAGAGAACGTATGCACCCTGTTTGACGTGATGACCCGGCAAGGCACGGTCGAAGAAGGAATCCAGCACTGCGAAGCTGGTGACATTCTGCCGTCTGACAGCGCATTGAAGGACATTGACGAGCAGCTTGTCCGGGACATGGGCAAGAATTTCCGACTGCGAGAAGCCCTTGAGAGCGTGTCTAGTCAGTATGATTACATTGTGCTGGACACTCCCCCGCAGCTCGGTCTTGCGCTTGTGAACGCGCTGATCGCCGCCAACAGCATCATCGTGCCCATCACAGCAGACCGATACGCACTGGCTGGTCTGAGCCAGCTTTCTCAGACTATCGGCGATGTTCGCAGATACTTCAATCCGACTTTGAAGATTGAAGGTCTGCTTCTGAACCAGTACAAAAGCAGGGAGAACCTGTCCAAAGAGGTCGTGGAGCAGCTTCCTGTGATTGCACAGAACATGGGCACAACCCTGCTGGATGTGAAGATTAGACCGTCTATGGGCGTTCGTAAGGCGCAGGCAGAACGGCACAGCCTGTTTAGCGGTGACACGGCGAAGAGCACCAGTGCAGAGGACTTTAAGGCGTTGGCGCAGATGATTGCGGAGGGAAAATAAAAATGGCTAAAAAGAAAACTGAAAATGTTGTGCGTCCAATTGCACATTGGGAACAAGCAAATTACAGCTATATGGACTTAGACAACGGCGGCGTACGAGTAAAAGTGGACGGTATTGGTTGCTCAAACTGCATGGCGAAGTTTAGGAAAAATTTTATGTGGGCAATCAATTTCTGCCCTAATTGTGGAGCGCGAATGGAGGCTGTAGAAGAATGAAATCAACCAGCAAAAAATCCTCAGGCTTGCTTGGCGGGTTTGATTTTCAGCCTATTTTTTCGGAGCAGACATTAAGCCGAAGCGAGCCAAAGGAAGAAGAAGTAAGCCAAGCAAAGCCGAACGAAGCCGAGCAAGCACAGATTAAGCCTAGTGAAGCCACAGACAGCCATGCACAGCCTGATGAAGAACAGTTAATCAGCATTAAGCCAAAGCAAGCCAAAGACAGCGAAACACAGCCAAATAATGCCATAGTAAGCGAAAGTAAGCCGAAGAAGCTGAAACAGGCGAAGGAAGTTCAACGTCTTATCGAACAGGGCGATGTGTCCGGCGCACTAGCCGAAGTTGGCTTGACAAAGAAAAAAATCCCGATGCCGGAATCGCATCAGGGCGTTGCAAGCGGTGATGGCAAGCGTTCCAAGCGCATTACCATCCTTATGAGCGAAGAAGAGCGCAAGTACATCAACCGTGAAGCACGGCGGCACGGAATGACGATTGGGCAGTTTGTTTACGCTCTGGCAGTTGCTGCGGCAGAGGGGAAGATTGAGTTGGAGGATTTCTTGGAGGATTGACGATAAAAGTTAAGTTTCAAAAGGGGTTGAATAGATATGGCATATAAATACACCGAAGAAGAAGTTTGGGATGCGATTCATACACTTTCTGATATGAGAGCTGGATTTAACTGCTTTGACGAAAATGATGTGCAGAAGTATGAAGCGTGTTCAATGGGGATTGTTGCATTAAGAACGCTTGTGAACGCCGATAAAAGCTGAGATTTAAGGGGAGATACATTATGAAAAAGTTTGTTGCTCTTTTTGAAGGTTGGAATGATAAGCATGAACAGGAGTGTATGTGCTACACCATTAGTGTAAATGATGATTTTGAAAGTATTCTAAGTGTTGAAGAGCAAGCAGAAAAGATGGCTCGAAGCGAGTATCCCCATCTAACAAAATTTGAGACGCTGTATATCAAGGAATTGATTGAAAGATAAACGCCAAGTTGTATGGAGGGTTGGCCTATGATTGCTTATAGACCTCATCGTGGCTCTTTGGCAGATGCCATGAAAGAAGCAAAAACTTTTCTGAACGAATGGCAAATGAAACGGTATGTTGCAAATAACTGGAATCTTGCAATCGGAAGAAAAGTACTAGACCCCGAAGATATTATTATCGACAGCGAATCAACGGACGACGACCGTGTCGGTTGGAAAAATGTCCACATGGTTTGTGCGGCTCGAATCGGAAATGAAGATTACATGAAGAAGTACGGTAATCCGCAGTGCATCGGATATTGTGCTTACGATGTATCAAACGCGCCAAAATCAAGTCCGTGGATTTGTGCAAAGAATAGTGTTCCGGGAGATACAGACCCGCGTGTTATCGGATTCGATGAATCTGCCTTCGATGTTGTTATAGCAAATTACGATGAGCAGTTCAAAGAGTGGCGGGATGATGAGGGCAGAATCCATAACATCACATATTGGATGCCGTTGCCTGAACCGCCTGTAAAATATTAAAATAACAAAGGAGCCATGTATGGAAAATTTTTATTGGATCAAAATCCAGTACGATGATGACGTAAAGTGCAGACACTTCCAAGCACCGTTCGTCTTGTTTGCGAACAGCAAAGAGGAAGCAAAAGCAAGAATTGAGAGAGAAGTTCCAGGCAAGTTTTCCATTGTCAGTGTGGTAGAACTCGACAAGAGCCTTGTAATCACTCCGCAAGATTTGTTTGACATGAGGTCAAAATCAACACTTTGGGAATGAGGAAAAGATTATGCGCACATATAAGCCACGCAAGCGCAGAAGCAAAGAGGAACAAGCCAAAATAAACGCAGAGGTAGCAAAACGTAAAGCAAAACTGGCTGAAAAGTACAACACTGACACTCAATATTACAAAGGCATTCCTGTTGAGCTGATTGTAAGAGAGGACTACGGTTGCTACAAAGCAAAGCGTTTCAAAATCAATGGAAGCAATCAAAACGTGTGGATTCCGAACTGTTATCTTGAAGATGACGGAACAATCAAGGCGAATATGAACATTGACTTTGTATTCCGTAAGTCTGTAAACCAGTTAAACAAAGCTGGAATCACGCAAGCAATTATTGGTATCAAACGTAAAATGCCAGAAGCAGATGTGCCAAATCTTAAGAGCACCATGCAGAAAATTGGAGATACAGGAATTTGCTAAAGTACAAACCCCTGTGCGGTCAATACGACTACACAGGGGTTTTGTTTTACTTATCAGCAATGCAATCCCAGTAGAGATATGCTTTGCCATCTGCGGCGTCTGCGTCCTCAAGGAACGCCTTTGCCATGTCAGCGTAGAAGCCCGGAGTGTCAACGGACTGGCGTTTTGCGACCTGACAATAATCCGAGTACATCATGTTCATAACAGCCCAGAAATCGTTCGGGTCGCAGGTGATATTGCGCTGTTTGGCAACGTCCTGTGTCTGTTCCAGCGTCCAGTGACAGCCCTTTGTGCCGTCAGCGTTCACCATGCTGTCGCACCATTCCTCTGCTTCATCGTGAGTGAGGTGCTGGCGCGGCATCTTAATGGAGCGGCTGTCTGCGCCGCCACGTTCATACTGACCAGACCGCTTGTCCCAGTCTCCGTTCTGCGAGAAGCCGATTTGCGGCATTCTGCGCCCATTCTCTACGTCAGGGTAGCGGGGGATGGGGTATGGGTCGATGTAGCGGTTTTCCTCCTGCGGATAGTAGGGATAGCGGTCGTTGCCACCTTCCAGCTTACGCAGACGGCGTTCCATCTCACGCTCCCTGCGGTCACGCTCTTCCTCAAGGCGGTCGCGTTCCGGCTCACGGTCTTTGTCGTGTTCACGGAGCATCATCATGCGGCGAAAATTAGTCTTGCCCATAATCTATACCTCCTCAAGAAATGGACGCGGGCGCACCAGCGTGGGAACGGCAGAAGCAGCCAAGATACTTGAACGTGCCTGTGCCGGTCGCAGACGTTGCAACGCGGGTAGCGTAACGGGTGCGAGTGTGGATGCTCTCGGCGGTTGCCTGAGCGCAGTTGCAGTCGGTCAGAGGGTATGCGGTAGTGCCTGCGCCGATGGTGATGACCACAGGGGCGTTGATGGTGGTCGTATCCGGGATGCTCTGGGCAACCACGATGCAATACTTCTCTCCGTTCTGGTATGCGCCAGCAGGGATGTTGATAGTCAACGTATCGTTGGCGAACGTGACCGCATTCGAGATGACGAGGTGCGGGCAGAGTTTGCAGCTTGTTTTGCAAGCCATAGTGTTTTCCTCCTAAAAAATCAGGGGCAGAGGTGTCTTACCCCTGCCCCGATAGTTCACCCGGTGTTATCGGGGAGTGTGTTGGTTAGCAGCAGCCGCAGCAGTTCACGCCCACGTTGGGATTTGCCACCTGATAAGCGGGAATCGGACGAGGATTGACCCGATTCAGGATGGTATCAGTCTGCTGGGACATCACGGTGGTCAGAAGCGCATTCTGCCGATCCTGAGAAGCGGCGAACTTCAGGTTCTGGTTCTCAGCGGTCAGAGTTGCAATCTTGTCCTGCGTGAAGTAGTCCATCATGCTGCGGAAGTTGGCGTTGCAGTTGTCCACGATGGCGCGGGCATTGTCTGCGATGGCCTGCCGGGTGGCACAGTCTTCCGTTGCGATGGTGTACTTCAGGTCGCCGATCAGCTGCTTGTTCTCGCAGCAGCAAGATGCCAGCTGCGTGGCAAGAGCGGTCTGACCCGCCTGCCGTGCGTTGCCTTCCTGCATGATAGCAAGGCTGATGGCATTGTCGCCGTTGGACACGCTGCGTTCCAGGCCGTTCACCAGCTGTGCGTTCTGGTAGCCAAGCTGACAGATGGCACTGTTCACGCCTGCAAAGCCGTTCGCGATGTTGGTGTTGACGCCGTTCATCTGCGCCAGCTGGTCATAGCCCAGAGAGCAGATACCGCTCTGGATGCCCGCCAGAGAGCGGGAGGTGTCCTGCTGGTAGAAGCCCTCAGACAGAGCCGCGCGGGTGTCGTTGCCGCCCTGCCCGGTTGCGCCAGTGCCGACCAGATAGGGGATGTAGCTCGCCATACCGTTGTCGCTGCCGTTGCGCCCGTTGCCGTAGTTGCCCCAGCCGAAGATGATAGCGAGGATAATAACAGCCCAAAGACCCTCGTTGCCGAAGAATCCGCCGTTGTTATTGCCGCCGTCCTGCCCAGCCAGATAGCCAGTTGCAAAATCGTCCATAACAAAACTCCTTTCAGTTTTGCGTATGCTATCCCACCGCCGTATGCGATGGGCGAAGCCAAACAAATGCGGTTTTTGTCAAGTCCGCAAAACTGAGAAGCGTTTCGCTTAGAGGGATGCTTATTTTAGGATTGTTAAGTCAGCTTGGAGAATTTTCTTTTTCGTCTTTTGGGTCATCCCAATTTTTGCTGGCAGCACCGAAAATGAAGCCAAGCATTAAAGGAACCCATATTTTGTCATCGCCACACAGATTGTTGATGTCAAAATCTTTTTCGGAATGGCTGTTTTCAAAATCATCCATTGCAAAGTCTCCTCACTTCGGAAGCGTCAAATTCAGGACGCTTGCCAGCTGGTTCAGGTCGATGCCACGCTCTTTGGCGAGGTTCTGCGCCATCGTTCGGAGTTGCGCTTCGTTTTTGCCCTGAATCAGGTTCAAGCCCTGCATGATGGGGGCATTCTGCCCGCTCAACTGCTGGATAAGCCCCATCGGGTTTTGCCCGGCACGAGCCAGATTTGCAAGCTGCATGATGGGGCTGTGAGCAATCATATCAAATGGAGAGGGCATTTTTATTCTCCTTTCTTTGCTGCGGTAGCGGGCTTAGAAAAGCTCTTCTGCCACTTTTCCAGCTCATCCAGCCGATGCACAAGGGCGTTGTACTGCTCAATAGGCACATACTGCTGTGTCGGTGCAGCGGTCTGCTGTGCCTGTTGTGCTTGCATCTGCCGCCATGCTTCCGGGCTGTAAAACTCCTGCACATAGGATTCGCAGGTGTCTGGGTTAAGCCGCTTGCAGTAGATCACGCCGCTGCGCAAGTCTGGGCAGTAGGTCGGTCTGCCATACAGGTCTGAAGGTATTGCCAAAAATTCTTCCCTGCTGGAAACAGGTCTGCCGAGCAGCCAACCGCCATCTTGTACCGACTGCTGAACAGGCTGTTGCCCATTCATCGGCTGCGGACGCTGCGGCTGCGCCTGTTGCATCTGCGTGTTTGGCAGGGGAGTGGTAAGGCCAACCGTGCCCATGCCGCCGTAAGGATTGACAGGCTGCTGCGGAACGTAGGGCGCTCCGGGTGTCGGATAATAGCTCATAAAACATCCCTCCTTGTGCATCCAGTGTACCGCATCAGCAAAAAGTGAAGGACAACGAAGGTACAACGAAGGACAAAAAAAGAAAAGTGCCCACACGGAAAAATCCGCATGAGCGCTTAAAGATATAAATATACTTATATAAAATGATGCAAAAATAGAAGGTTTTGCCGCTTTATTTGCAAAAAAATCCCCTGCTTTGCCTACAAAGTACCCAGCATGGAACGCAGGGCTTCGGAAAAGCAGGGGTTTTTGTAAAATCAAGAGTGCACCGTCCACACAGGCCGGTTCACTCTCTACAAAGGCCATAGCCTTTCAAATCATAAATCGTATGGCGTATAATGCAAAGACGCATATACCGATAAAACCACGCCTATAAATGCACTATGCCAAAACGGAAGAACGGCTTTTAGAACGCTTGATGTCGCCCCAAAAATAATCAGAGTGAACAAAACACGGGACAAAAAGCGATATATTTTATTTGCCATAATTCATATAAAATCGTCTCCCGCATGGTACGCACTACAAGTAGGCGGGCGGGAGACTGTATCAGATATCCACCCTAATGCGCTTCTTCGAGAGGCCGGGTGGATTTGTTGAGATAATTATACCACAAATCATAAAAAAGAAAAGCGGCAGACCTGAAAGCCTGCCGCTTTAATGCGTTTCGTGAGAAATCGCACCCGATTAGGATTATGATATCACACATCCAGCATTTTATCAATAATTTTCAGCCTATTGCCGATTGATGTCCGGCAATACGGCACACGCGCTGCAATATCAACTTGGCATAGCTGGTCAACGTACCGCAACCGGGCGATTTTCCGGTCATACCTCCCAAGCGGCGCACGTTTTATCACAGCTTTTATCTGTTCTGCATTAAGCCCTTGCAACGCTGGCGGAAAGACTACACGAGCCGCCGCCACGGGCAGCACCGAGCCAGAAGGGCTGCGGCAACTGTCCGGAGTTGCGCACCATACTGCCAAGCACAGAAATATGGTAACCTGTACAAACGTCTGTTCCAGCGCGGTCAGAATTTGTCTGGATAATACTTTTTGAGCATCTCCACGGATTAAGCGGTTCGTATGTAGTGCTTGCCATGATATCCTCCTTACAGTGTGATTTCCTCAGCGTTCGCCTTGTCTTTAGCGTCCAGTGCATCGTAGTACGCTTGCGCAAGGGCTTCCACCTCTGCGATGTCGTCCTCCGTCAGCAGGCCGCTGTCCAGATGGGTGTACGCTTTGTCCAGCCAGTATGCCACGTCGCGTCCTGCGGCGATTTCTCGCTTGATGGATCGCAGGGTGAGATCATGCCGGGCTTTGCTTTTGATAGCCATATGCTTTCCCTCCTTTAGGTTGCAGTCATGGATGCGATGGCATCCTCAAGATTTTTGATTACGATGTTAACGTCTCTCTGATACTCCAATTTCAACCCTGCGCCGTCTATCGCTTGCACCACGGTGTCAGGCGCGTAAACGGTGAGGGCTTTGTAGGCGGCAATTTCGGCAGGGGTGAGCGGGGTTTCGATGGGGGTTGCGATTCTGTGTACAACTCGGCAAGGTTTAGCTGTAAAGTATTTCACCAGCGCAGTTTTTCGCTCATCGTCGGTGCTTGCTGCATCTAGCCCTAAGTAAGAGTTCTCGATTGTGAAATCAACCATACCCTTTTCAACAAAACCCATCGAGTTTACAGTGCTAGACCACGCATTTGCTATCCATGGTAACGCTTCACAAAACAGGTTTCTATTGGTTCTCACCTCCAAAGAATTGTTCGTTTCCTCAGGAGCTCTGATGCGAGCGTTTACAGCAACAGCAACGTGCGTATAGAGGTTAGTCACATAAATATTTTTTGCGTTTTTAGCGTCAATCACGAAACTTGCGATTCTCTGCACCTTCACCCCTCTCTCCAAGTCCACCTCGTCGCACACCCACTGCTGGCCCTGCGGGTCAGTGTAGTTGCCGCCAGAGGTGACAGGGATGCCGGGTAAGCCGTTGGGAGTGGGCAGGTTGAGAGTTTGCGTTTTGCCTTTCCCATCGCTCAAGGTCACCACCACGCTCCCGCCGTCACCAGCGCTCACGATAGGCACAGGGGCATCCGGTGTGGGTGTGCCGGCCTGCGTGCTCCGACCGTACACGGTCAGGCCGCACAGGGGCGCAGGGAAAGCGTCGTCAACGGAGATAGGGTTGCCTATTTCAGTGCCCACAAGAATGTTCTGCCGGGCCTTTACTGCGCTGATAGCATCACCTGTGGCTTTTGCGTCAGCGGCTTCGCCCTCGTGAGTGAGGGTGGTGTCCAGTGCTACGGCAGGGCCGGTGTCACCCTTTTCACCTTGTGGCCCCTGTGCACCCTGCGGGCCGACCGGGCCGATGGGGCCAGTGTCGCCCTTGTCGCCTTTCTCGCCTTTGAAGTCACCGCTTGCAATGCCGTCCTTCAGCTCTTGCAGGCTGTCAGCGGCTGCCTGAGCACTCTGGTTTGCATTGTCCGCACTGGTGGCCGCTTCACTGGCAGCGGTCTGGGCGGCTTCTGTAGAGGCTTCTACCTGCTGGAGAGCCTTGTCCCGGGCTGTGTCCACAGCATGTGTGGCGGCGGTCTGCTTGTCACCGATGGCTTTCAGAGCGTCCTCTTTGGCGGTAATGGTGTCAGAAAGAGCCTGTCCGGCCTTTTTGGCAGATGCCCCAGCCTGCTGTGCTGCCGTCTGTGCATCGGTCTTGGCCTGCTCTGCGGCGGTGGCATCGGTGTGGACGGCATCCACCAGCTGCTGCCATGCAGGGGTGCCCGGCTCCGGCTCGGTG